CTTCTTAAACGCCGAGCCGCCCAGCCCCAAGCTATACAGGAGTCGCTCATGCTCTGGGCGATACTCAACCATATTCTCGGTAAGCTCGTAGTTCATGTCAGCCTTTACACGAGCAGCGGCTTCTTCCTTATCCCTAGTTTCCTCACCGAGTATCTTTGTCTTTACCGGACCAGCAGCGGGGAAAGTCTCACTCATTGTCTCCGCTTGGAAACGAATAGCTGCTTCTGCAAGTACCGTAGAGTACACACCACATGCGCCATCCCACGGATCAGTACGTTCTTCATACTTGAAACCAAGTACATCAAGTCCCTTAACAAAAGTGTCAGCCCAATCTTTTCGGCTATCAATATCTGCGTCTACTAACCCTATTACTTCGTCAGCTAGAGCTTGTAGTACATCTTCATCCAGAGATTCGGCAAGGTTGGATGTAAACTCATCACCACCTCCATCCTTACCGGGAATAAGAGTTATCTCAACACTACCGTCGTCAAGTGTAACCATATCAGGGTTAACGATCTCTATCTCAAGTTCTTCGCCTGTAACCGGAGCACCAGCCGCTCCGTTCGACAAGGGAGTTAACGCTTTATCAACAGCCATGATCTATCCTCGTACCTCTACCTTTGCCTCTGTTTCTATCCATACTTTAGCACCGCACGACAAAGGTTTATCAGGTCTATATACTACCTTACACGGACCCTCAATTTCTACTTCCTGCCCATACCTATTATCTTTATAGGTTTTTGCAGTAATAACAGGGTCGCGTTCACCTGTCTTACTGTTACGTTTTATAACATGCTGGTTAACGTGAACGTAAGTTTTCATACCCTAATAATACCCGTCAGTACGACGTTTAAAATATTGTATTTCTTCCGGTTCATCAGAAGGCAGTCTTATAAAACCACCCTGTCTGAATCTCATAAGAGCCATTATGGTAGAATCAACCAAGTCATCGTGGCTCATAAACGGGAACCCGGCAATCTCTTCTACAACTTCTTCTGCCCAACGAGTAGCAGGTATCCATACTAACCCAGAAGCCACTATATCGGAAACAGAATTTAACCGCGCCATCTTGTCGCCTGACCCTCTATGGGGAGTGTATTCCTGCACGGGTAACCCCATTCTACGCATCTCCTGATACAATGCGGTACCGGAACTCTTTTTCTCCACAATAAATGAATCTGGCTCCCATTCTCCGTATTCTTCCATAGCTAACTGTTTTAACTCAGGAAACTCCATACGCTTCTTTATACTATTTAACAATATAATATTGTACGCGCCGGTTTCCTCGTTTAAAAAAACGCCCCACGTTGTAAGCGCTGTAAAGTCAGCCCGGTTATGAGATTCAGCCGCTGCGTCCAGAGACATTATCAGGTACTCGCACATGGGTGCCTGTTTATCACCCCATGACTGCCACCACTCCCGTTTTACAATAGAGGCTTCTTCCGCCGTGGGTTCCTGCTGGTATTGGGCGTTCCACTGAAATGCAGGCATCGATGCCTTGGTACGGAGCAGTGCATCAAGATCAAAAAAAGCGGGCCATAACGGTTTCTGCACATAACCTGACCTGTTTTTATCAGGTACTTCCAATATGGCGGGGAACTCGACTATCTCGTATTGATCTGCCTTCTCATTACTCGACATATCGGTAACAACACGCCCCGTCAGGTCATCCATGTGCCATCTGGTCTGTATTATAGCTACACTACCCCCCGGCATGAGGCGGGTACGGGCACCGTAAGTGAACCATTCGTAGGCTTTATCAAAAACTTCAAAATTTCCGTTAATAACATCCTGTTCCGAGTGTGGATCGTCAATCAACAGCAAATCTGCACCCCTGCCAGCGATAGACGAGCCAATACCACACGCATAATACTCTCCACCGACGCTTGTATTCCACCTGCCAGCCGATTTTGAGTCCACAGCAAGCGAAACAGCAGGAAAAATGGCCTTATAGGCATCTGTGGCGATCAGATTACGTACTTTACGCCCAAAATCCACCGCCAAATCGGTAGTATGGGACACCATCATCACTTTTTTACCCGGATTCCGCCCCAAATACCACGCAGGGAACATTATAGAGACCAGTTGGGACTTTCCATGACGGGGCGGGATGTTGACACAGATACGATCTTTCTCCCCCCGCTCTATACCCATCAGCATATCACCTAACATACGGTGGTGCTTGCCTACCTTGTAATCAGGCTGCATGTGCTTGCAGAACTCTATGAGGTCTTCACGTACACCATCGTTATATTTCCGGGTCGAAAGCTCATCAACAAGCCTGTCTATCTCCGCTACTTCTTCAGCAGAGTATTTGTCGAGGTTATCAAGCATGACCTGAATTTCATGCCCCGTGAAGTCCTCTATTTTATTTTGCGTCGTCGCTGTCATTCGATTCTGTCGTTGCCAGCCCGAGTTCCTCGTTAACGTCCATAGCTTCACCGTCTATTATAACGCCATCGTTATCTTCCTCTACAGGGTTTACAAGTTTAGCCAGCTTGGAGCGCAATTTTAACCTCAAATCTTCCGTAGACTGATGCGTTATTGTAACTTCCGACTTTTCCGCAAAAAGACCGACATCAGAAATCTTGCCCAACAGCTCCAGTGCACGGATACGTACCCGCGGGTCAGGATTCTCTGCCTCCAGTACGAGCTTGTTCGTTACCAGATGTCGTATCTGCACAGCGCTATCCACAACAGACTGTCCAAACTCCTGCAATATACTGTTTGTCATAAGAAGTGATGCGGGAGTCAAGGTAGCTGCTTTTTTGGATGTAACTTTTTTAGAGACTTTTTCAGGATTGTCTGCGTAAGCTAAAGCCAGCTTGGCTGCTGTGTCCTTGTCTTCTGTAGTTGGTTCTACGTTCAAACCGTGTTCAGCCAGTTTTGCAGCCGTGTTACAGGCATACTGGGCACGCTCACGTAGATCTATGTAAGGAGTGTTCGAGGGGAATGGAACCCCTGATTCCGGCTCTATAATCAAAGTCATCAATCTTCCGCAGGTAGCTAACAGGCAAACCGTTAATACAATTATAACAGAAAGATCTTTTATTTCAACCGGAGGTGTGGGACTCCAAAGGGGGGGTCTTCCATATATGGATAAACGACATACTGAGGGACAAATTTGTGAAACGATTCTCGCGGAATATCTTTTGCGACTCGATATGTATGTCTACCCGGCATCATCTATTGTCGGGCCTGTGGATATCATAGCGATAACCAAGGAAGGCAAGCTATACCTGTTTGACGCAAAGAAAGATGCCAGACGGCACGTACCGGAACGTGGTAAAAAACACAGAATACACAGAATACTTACACCTTTCCAAAAAATACTGGGTGTTAGAATAGCCTATGTAGATGTAAAAACCAGAGAAGTACATATAGTCCCTCCCCTAGACAAGAAATAGCCAAAACTCAAAAAAGTACAGAATTTTCGTCTGGAATAGTATTTATAGAGTAGTCCTTGGAGTCCCAAGCTGTCACGGGGTCATGGGGGTATGGTGGGGGTAAAAAACCTAGCAATACCTATTAATTCCTACCAAATTAAATTAAAAAATACCATCTAGTGGTAATCTATCTATTGTAATTCATGTGATAACCTGTCATATTATAATCATCGAACGGGGCAATCAAGTCCCGCGATAACGAACGAAAGAAAGCACGATGAAAAAAATACCCGAAGAAACGAAACGGGTGCTCCCCGAGTTTTCCAAAGCAATAGAGCAGCTGCAGGAAACGATCAAGCGGTTGCGAGAAGAACGGGAAAGAGATCGTAAGTAACATCAACCGGGGGGCTTCGGCCCCCCACAACTCGAAAGGCAAAACAATGGCTGGAATTAATCTAGCGCCCTACTCTGTTTATCGTTTTTACGATGGCGCGGAGGTCATGTGGCTTATTAAATTTACAAGCCAAAAGGGAAATTCGTTCTCTACTATCGACCAATTCGAGACCAGAGAGGAGGCCGAGGCGGAACGTAATCGCCTCAACAGTAAGTACGGTCTCGATGCACTCGGGATCTAGTCAACCGGGGGGCTTCGGCCCCCCACAACTCGAAAGGCAAAACAATGGATATATTTATGATAGCGTTTATTACAGTGAGTGTGTTGTTTCTTGGATTCATGGCATGGCTCGGTATAACAGCGACGATGCCACCACGTGAGGATATACACGTTAAGGAAATTCGCCTCAGACATCAGCGGGAAGAAGCGATGGAGCGAGAGCTGCAACGTCACGTGCAAGCAATGGCTCGTATCAAATCAACAAGATTTAAAGCGAGGAAGTAATGCAACGTATATCTGAGTTCTTATGCGCACTAGGTTTTGTAGCTCTGATCTACTTTGTACTAGTAGCTACACCATAATTAACCGGGGGGCTTCGGCCCCCCACAAGGAGAACGATATGACTAAGAAAGAGCGTGACGAGCAGCGACAGCTCAGACGTTACGAACTCCAACAAATGTCTTCGTTAGCCACGAAGATACGAAACGGTCAGGCTAACTGGGTGGATGACTGCATCAAAGAAATGTATCGCAATGGCTACCAACACTCTAAGTCTAAATACTTTAACGACCCATTCATCATCAGATAACCAATCGGGGAGGGGCTTCGGTCTCTCCCCTTTGATGCCAGTTCTCAAGGGCGCGGCGAGTGAAAGAAAATCCGCCGGATGAATTTGTGCGTTGATGCCAGTTCTCAAGGGCGCGGTGAGCCAATGCCTGCCCAAATGTTAGTCCGTGGACTAACAATTTATATTGCTGGTGGTAATCCATCTATTGAAAATCACGTGTTAACATGTTTAATTATAACCATCGAACGGGGCAAAAACGCTAAACGTTCGATTTTTGAAAGGAATTTCCTTATGGGAAATGAAACACCACAAGAACCAACATTGTACGACCTGTCGAAGAAATGGTCGTCCGGTGTTACACGCAACGCCAACACTTTGGCGCTAATCGTTGACGCAATCATTGCTGGTAGCGAGAACGCGATGGCGGTATTCGATAAAACGCCAAAGGGCGGAGACCCCAACCCGCTACGCGTAGAAGTCGAGCGTGGCATTGTCGCATCGTTTGGTGCCAAGGCGATCACATTGTCGGAATCCAACACAAAAGAATTGTCGGATACTGATAAAGCCACCAAACGCTACAATCGCCAACAAGTGGGATCACGTTTGAGTAAGGTAAAACA